CACCGTGAACGCCTCGATGTCCGCGAAGAAGTGGTTCTCGCTCCAGGTGACGGCCACGGGCGCGGTCACCTCCTGGACGGTCGTCCTCGAGGGGTCGAACGACAACGTGACCTTCACGACGCTGCTGACCCACACGAACGCGGCCCCGGGGACCGGCCTCACCGTGTACCCCGTCGCCGGAACCGCGACGCCGTGCCGGTACTACCGCTCCCGCTGCACCGCCATCGTCCTGGGGGCGGGGACGAACGTGGTCGCTGCTATAATTGGAATGGCGTAACCAAGGCAATATGATACAGGTAGAGCTAGTCGTTGAGATAGACAAGGACGACGTGACCATCGAGCAGGTCATGTCCGGTATAGGGTCAGCCGTGATTGGAATGATGACGCCGGAGGAGATACAGGCCGGGAAGCTCGTAGTCAAGAAGCTGGTGGTAACGCCGAGCCCAGTCGATGTAACCGAGCAGGCGAACGACGCCGTCGGCGTCCCACGGCCGCCGACCGTAGAGGAGGGGCCGAAGTAGGCTATGGACCAGGAGAAGGCCAACCTACGCGACCTCCTCCCGGTCAGGGAGGACGTGGCGGTCCTGAAGCAGCAGCTCCCCCAGGTGCTAGACCAGCTCAGGAAGCTGACCGACGAGGTGGACCGCTCGAACCGCTCCGTCCTTCCGTTCACCGCCTCGGTGAACCAGACGCAGAAGATGCTGGAGGAGCACCTCGACAGGACCGACGGGCAGGTGCAGAGGATTGCCGAGACGGTAGACACGCTCGCCAAGACCGTGGTGGAGCTGAAGGAGTGGCGCTCGGGGGCGATGAAGGTCGTCGGCGGCGTTGCCACGGGTATCTCTATCCTGTTCACCGCCGGGGTATCCGCCATGTTCCGCTATGTGCTACCCGACCGTTGACCTCTCCCTCACCGAGGAAGACGAGGCCGCAGTGCTAGACCAGCTACACATCCACCCCAACGACCATGATGCTGCTGAATCCGAACGAGGCGAAGTCTAAGGCCGCCGAGCAGGACGGCGACGTGGCCGCGCGCGCCTCGAAGGTGCGCGAGAGGCTGTCCCTGGCGGAGCGCTCCCTGTCCTCCGTGGAGGCGACGCTGGCCGAGCGTCGGCGGCAGGCCACCGCGGACTTCGACGAGTTCTTCGGGTCTACCCAGTCCCGCCGTGAGCGGCTGCTGGAGGAGGTGCGAGACCTGGAGGCTCGGAAGGCAGCCGCCCTCATCCCGGTTGAGGAGGAGTACCGTGAGCGGCTCGAATCTCTGGAGGAGCGTGAGGCGGCGAACGCCGCGGTCGCGGAGCGGAACGCCGAGGTTTCCGCATCCATCGACCTCCGCGCCTCGAACGTTTCAGAACGTGAGCGTGCGCTGGCTGAGGCCGGGCGGAACATGGACTCTCTGGAGGCTGAATTGGACGCCCGGGCAGCTTCACTCTCCGCTGGGGAGGCTACCCTGGCAGCCAATGTGTCCTCAGAGGCGCTACGAGCCTCCCAGAGAGCCGGTAGCCTGTCCGAGAGGGAGATGTCCGTCCTGGAGCGTGAGCTCTCAGCTGACGCCCGCTGGGAGGCTTGCGACGAGAGGGAGCAGAGGCTGCGGGACGGGGAGAGGAAGCTCGCCGACGGGTACGCCGCGCTCTCCGAAGCTAAGCGGCACCTACGGATAGCCTGATATGAACGACCAGAACTACGTCGGCCCGATGCTCGGCGTCCTCGACTCCGACGGGGCGACGCCGGTGAACCCGACGGCAGACCCGACGACCCACGTCCTCGACGTCGATGACGCATCGACCGGCTCGGACGCGGGCGGGAACACGGTGCGGGACGGCAGCCACGCCCCCGTGCTCGTCGCCGCATCGGAGTCCGACGGCGCGACGCCGGTCGCCCTGTACGTCAACTCGTCCGGGCAGCTACTCATAGACTCTAACTGATAAACACTATGGCTGAGGCAAGGAAAGACCAGAACTACGTCAGCACCCTGCTCGGGGTGTCGAACGTGGACGGGGTGACCCCCGTTACCCTGTACGCAGACCCCACGACCCACCGGCTGCTCGTCTCCGCTTCGGGCGGCGGCACGCCGACGGACATCACGGTAGCCAACGAAGCCACGGACACGACCTGCTTCCCGCTGTTCGTGACCGCGGCAACCGGGGATTTGGGGCCGAAGACGAACGCGGGGCTGACGTTCAACTCCAGCACCGGCCTGCTCACCGCCACCGGCGTCGCCGGTACGACCGGGGCGTTCTCGAACGCCGGGAACGCCGCGACCTTCACGAACACCGACCCCGGGGCGTCGTCGCAGGTCGTCGTCCTCCAGGGCGACTCCGCCTCGCCCGCTACGAACGACATCGCCTACATCTCGTACCAGCTCTCGAACGCGGCGGGGACGCAGGTCGAGTACGCGCGGATGAGCTGGCGTGCCACCGACGTAACGGCGGGGAGCGAGGACTGCGACTTCTTCCTCGACCTCGTGGTCGCCGGTACCAGGACGGGGAAGCTGTGGATTACCGACGGAAACTTCATGCCGTTCGCCGGGGACGGCATCGCCCTCGGGAGGGCTGACCGCTCGTTCTCCGACCTGTTCTTGGCGCAGGGCGCGGTCATCAACTGGAACGGCGGCGACGTTACCCTGACCGAGACGGCGAACCTGCTCACCTTCGCGGCGGCCACGTCCGGCTACACGTTCAACGACGGCGTCATCACCGCGAACGCAGGAATAACGCTCGGCGGCGGGACGCTCGCCCTCGGTGCCAACAGCATGACCATGACCGGCTCCCTGGCCGCGACGGGCGCACGGGTGACGAAGGGATGGTTCACGGACATTGAGTCAACGAACATCCCGACCGTCGGCGGGACGGCAATCCTGACATCACTGACGGCTCCGCAGTTCACCACGATTGAATTGGGACACGCCTCGGATACGACCCTATCGAGGGTGTCCGCCGGGGTCATCGCCGTCGAGGGGGTAACCGTACCGACCATCAGCTCCACCTCTACCCTCACGAACAAGCGGATAACGAGCAGGGTCGTCACCACCACAGACGACGCCACGGCGGTCATCGACGTTGACGTTACCGACCAGTACCAGCTCACGGCGATGGCGAACGCCACCACGATTTCCACCACCGGTACTCCCACGGCTGGCCAGAAGCTCCTCATACGGCTCAAGGACAACGGAACGGCCCGGGCGCTGACCTGGGACGCCGTGTTCCGGGCAATCGGCGTGACGCTCCCCACGACCACGGTCATCTCGAAGACGCACTATATCGGCTGCATCTACAACGCTACCGATACGAAGTGGGATGCCGTAGCCGTCGTCCAAGAAGCCTAGTATGGCGCTCCTAGAGTCGCTCAACGGTAAGGACGCTCGGGAGCGTGCGGCTATCCGTGCCTCAGCATCGGCATCGGCTATCCGAGCCGGAACCTACGACGTCGGCGACGTGACGGTAGAAATCGTCTCGGCGTCTGCGGCAGGAGGCGGGGTCGAGGTGTTCGCCCGAGTATACCGCGGCGGCGTCCAGCTCGGCTTCGGAAATGACGGGACGGTCGACGTCGAGCGGTTCAGAATCTTCAACCCACCACTCTTGGTCGAAGACCGAGCCGGTGACATCATGCGTGAGCACGCCGGGAGGGACGGCAGCGTGAAGACTATGAGGCTCCGTGAAGACCCCGTGGCGGCGCTCGTAGAGACGCTGGCGCACACGGCGAAGGTCGCCGGTAGGGATGGACGCGGAATCGTGCCGGGGAAGGTTGGGAATACCGTCTCGACCTTCTACCCGGACGCGAACGTGGAGAGCACGTCGGTCGACGGGTACGTATCAAGGCAGGGGGTAGACCAGACGTTCGCCGCCATCATCGCCGGTGCGGGGACGAACGCCGTTGACTCGGACATCGACGAGGGGTACGCCATCCTCCACGGGTCTACGACCTCGAACCAGTACCAGGGCAACTACCGGGGCATCGCCCTGTTCGATACATCAGCTATCCCCAATACTGACGCCATCACATCGGCCGTCATCTCGTTCCACGGGAACTTCAAGTTCAACGCCCTTGGTGATGCAGCTTTCCACGTCGTATCATCGAACCCGGCGTCGAACACCGCGCTCGTCGCTGCGGACTACGGGACGCTCGGCTCCACGTCGTTCGGGAGCGTCGCCTACGCCTCGTACTCGACCACGGGGTACAACGATATTACGCTGAACGCCTCCGGCATCGCGACCATTTCGAAGACGGGCGTTTCGAAGTTCGGCACCGTCACCTCGTGGGATTTGAACGCGTCGTTCACCGGGGCGTGGGCGAGCGGCGGAGTGTCTGGATTCCAGTGGATTCCCGCCGACGCCGCCGGAACATCCACCGACCCGAAGCTGGTGGTGACGCACGCGGCGGATACGACCTCGGGCAACTTCTTCCAAATCCTCTAACAGAAAACGGCTATGTTGAGCTATACAGGGAGTAGGAATTTGTACGGCAGCCTCACGAACAACACCCAGACCGCGAACCTAACCCTGGGGGATACCCTCATCAACGAGGCGACCAGGATGCTGGTAAGCTCCTACGCGTGGCCGTTCAGGTTCAGGACGCAGACCATCACCTCCGTGGCTTCAACACAAGGCTACACGCTGGCGCAGGAGGCCGGGCAAATCTTCGGGGTGACGTACACCGTGGGAACCACCGTCTACACGCTCCAGCCCGTCCCCGACAGGGCCACCTGGGACTACCTGAACCAGACGCCTGATACCTCAGATTCTCCGTCCCACTACTACGCCTCCCAGGGGAGCGTCTACCTCTGGCCGACCCCGTCATCCAGCTCGAACACGATTACCGTGCAGTACGAGGCGAGGCACCGAGACCTCTCCATAGCGGACGAGACGGGCATGAAGGTGGTGGCGGTAGCGAACGGCGCTACCGCGATGACCGTCTCAACCGTTGCGGCTACCGCCGACATGGTTGGCAGGTACATCAGGATTACGCAGACCACCGCCGCAGCCGGTGGAGACGGGCGGTGGTACGAGATTGGGAGCTTCACCAACGCTACGACCATCGGGCTATCTCGGAAGTACCAGGGGACTACCCTGGCGGCTGCTACCGCATCCTGCGTCGTCGCCCAGTGCTCGATAGTCCCCGAGGACTACCAGGCCCTACCCGTGTGGAAGGCCGTGGAAATGTACTTCACCTCCGTGAACCCGGACGCGACGAGGGCTGCGCTGTACCGAAATATGTACGACGACGGGGTTAAGAACATGAAGCGGGAGTACGGCTCCACGACCCGCTCGCCGTCGCTGGATACGGGATTCTTCCAGGTTAACCCGCAGACGCACTACTCCGTCTAGTATGCTGAATGAGCCAATTGTACTCTCGGGGTGGTCGGCGGGCATAGCGTCCGACATCTACTCTGGTTTCCAAGATATAGACTCGGCTGACGCCTACTCGAAGCCGGGGTTCCTCCAGTCGGGGTATCGATTCGGCGAGGTCGCTCTGGACGGCACCGACGTCCCCGACAAGATTGCCTGGCTCGCCGCCGACCCGCAGTCAGCCGGAAAGTTCTTCTGCTGCACCGACGACGACGGCGCAGCCGGGACAGTCTACAAGGTCTGGAAGACGACCGACTACGGCGCTACCTGGTCCGATATAACGAGCGCAACCCAGAGCATCGGCAACGGCAACGGCCTCCACTACCACAACGGGAGAATCTACTACATCGCGGTCAGCGGAGGCACGACGGGCCGGATGGACTGGTACTCGGGGACGACGTGGAATATAGCCGACGCCACGTACAACTTCACCACGACGACGGCACCCGACCGTATACCGGGGGCAATCGGAGCCGACGGGAGCCTGTACCTCGGCATCCAGAACCGGGTGGCGAAGATTGATACTGCGAACGCCTACACGGACAGCGCCCTCGACCTCCCCTCGGGGGAGAGGATATTCTCGATGGCGGCGCTCGGGCTCAGGATTTACCTCGGCGCGAGGACTTCGCTGAACGGCAACGTCCCCGCGAGGATATACCCGTGGGACATGGTATCTGACTCGTTCGACACCCCCATAGACATTCCCTACGGAACGCCGTACAGCATGGTTTCCTCCGGCTCCAGCATCTACTTCCTCGCCGGTTCGAACCTCACCGTCTACCAGACGAACGGAACCTCGGTCGCCCCGGTGTTCTCCGTGCCGGAGGACATCCTTCCGACCGACAGCACGAACAACAACTACCGGCTCTACCCCCAGTCCCTCGCGGCCATGGGCGACTGGCTCATCCTCGCCGTCGGCAGCGGCACCGACTCCGCCAGCGCCCCCGCCTACGGACGGATATTCAAGTACAATGTCCAGACCGGCGCTCTCTACGGCGAGCCGGGAGAGTACCTGGCGAATACAACCTCGCTGACGAGGGAGTACACATGCGTCCTCCCGACCGGCGGGGCGAAGCCGAACCGCTACCTCGTCGGCACGAACCTCAAGGTGAACACCGGCTCGGCAAATGGCCTCGTCGTCCTCTACAACGACGTAGACCAGAATAGGGAGAGCGACTACGGCAGCCCGTACAACTCCCTCTACAGCCGGGCGTACTCGGTCGGCTCTACGGTGAATCCAATTACATTGGAGCGGCTGTCAATCGAGCTGGGTGCGGCGCTCACCACCGGGCAGGGGGTGCAGGTCGCGTACCGCCTCACCAGGACGGGAATCTGGACGACGCTGCGAAGCATCACCTACGCCGCCGACGGTTCTGTATCCGGCCTCGATGAGCCGTGCTCGATTACCTGCACGGGGTTCATCCAGTTCAAAGTTTCCATCAAGTCAAACACGAGTAGCACCGCCAGCCCGCTGCTGAAATCAATATCAATCCGCTGATATGGCCGAGTTCCCCATCCAGAACCACCGGCACACGGGGAACGACTTCCCGAAGGTTCGGGCCGCAGACCTCGACGACAGGGCCATGGCGGTCGCCATCAAGGACGAGGCTACCGTGCAGCTCAACGCCGCCTCGGGGTACATCTTCACGCTCGACGCCACGGGGGACAGGACGATTGCCGCTCCGACCAACGCGAGGGACGGCCAGCGGATGGTCGTAAGGCACCGTGCATCGGGCGGGGCGAGGACGCTCTCGCTCGCCTCGGGTACGGGCGGGTTCTCGTTCGGCACCGACATCACCGCCCTCACCGCCACCGGCTCCGGCCTCGTTGACTACATCACCTGCGCCTACGACGTGACGTCGCAGCGGTGGCACGTCGTCGGGTACGTCAAGGGCTACTCGACCTAGATGCTCGACCACGTCCTCCTCCTCCCGAAGTACCCCGACAACAACGAGGCGGGGGCGCTCCAGTACTGCAAGGATTTGTCGTCCCTCGCCGCGTCGCTCGGCATAAACCGTATTGATGCAAAGTTCACCTACCACCAGGGGCTCCTCGACCTCGACCCCGGCTACACCCCCGCCAACAGGTTCAAGACGCCCTACCACTCGTTCCTCACGCACCTCGACGGGCTATCGACCCCCGACGGCAGGGACGTGAAGTTCTGCACCTCGGCCGTCCACCTCACCAAAGCTCCCATGGCCTACGGCCTCGCCTCGAACCGGGGCGCTGTACGGCTGCGGAACATGGGCACCCCGGTCAACGCCATCGGCCGTTGCTCGTCTACCTCGGGAACCATCCCCGGGAACGCCGCCGACAAGCGGGCCTTCGTCACGGTGAGCTTCACGAGCGAGCCGGAGCGGGACCGGCTCTACCGCCTCACCGTAACGACGAACCAGCTCGCCCGCGTGCGGTGGTACCCCGTCGCCGACAGCACGGGGACGTGGCTGAACACGGAGTCCCACAGCGGCACCGCATCCTACGACGTTCCCAATCCGGGGAGCAGGACGTCGTACTACGTCTACATCCACAACCTCAGCAGCTCGGACATGTCGTGGTCCATAGACTCGCTCTCCGAGGTAGCCCCCGCCGTGGGCTCGGTCCGTGCCTCGGACGCGACCCACTTCGAGTGGCTCGGCGGCGGCTCGTACCTCAAGTACGGCGACCACCCGCGCTACGCCGTGGCGGGAACTTCGGATAGGTTCGTCGAGGTCATCGACGCCGTGTGGGACGAGTACTCTACCCACGCCTGCTTCGAGGGTACCATGGCGCAGGGCGACGAGCCGCACGCGATGTTCTGGATGGCGGAGGATACCTCCGCGTACGACAACGCCGGGCACGAGCTGGCGGAGTTCGAGAAGGCGGTGGCGGCGGCCAGCTACGCCAACACCGGGAGGAAGCTGTGGCTGTTCGCCGACCCGTGCGACTCGACCCACAACGGAATCTCCACGGGCGTCTACGCCTCGAACATGGCCGGCGGCGGGTTCTCCGACATGCTCTCCCGCTTCGACGGCACCGAGCCGATTGTCTGGGTAATCTGGTCCGGGGCGCACTCCACGGCGCAGATAAGCCAGTTCACCTCCAAGGGGTTCGAGGTCTACCTCATGGTCGCGCTCTACGAGGACGACTACATCGAGCGGTTCCGGCGCTGGGTGCGGGCGGCGAACGCGCTCCCGGCGGCGGAGCGTGCGCTCGTTAAAGGGTGGTACCTCTACACCGAGCAGGCATCCCACGCCACCGAGGAGAAGCTCCGGGCCGCGCTGCAGGCTTCCCCGGACTACCTCGGCGTCCGCGGCGGTATATTCGACGCCCTATAACTGCTACAATTAATAAAAACGAAACCATATGGCGCTATCAGAAAGCCAGCTCGCGGGGTTGCAGGTCGCCGCGCGGCGCAGGAACGCGGATGACCTGCGGAACCTGGACTACGCGAGCCGTACCTACGGGTACCGAGACCCCGGCTCGACGACCCCGTCCATAACCCCCTCCCAGGCCTCTGCCTCGATGGGGTCAATCCCCACCGCCTCTACCCCCCGGAGGGCGGCCATCGCAGCCCCTTCCAGGGCAAACCTTGATGCGCAATTGGCGGCGTTCCGTACCGCAGGCCAGAGCCTCCAGAGCGCCTACGCCCCCAGCACAGACCTAATAAACACCCAGAAGCAATTGGCAGACTTAACAGCCTCCAAGGAATTGGGTCTGGCCAAGGCATCGGATACCCCAATCCCGATGGGCGTCATCGTGGGGCAGCAGGCGGCTATCGAGCGGAGGGCATCCACCCAGGCCTTACCACTCTCCGCAAGGATTGCGGCGCTGCAGGCCGAGCAGACGGCGAGGCGTGAGCAGGCAGACGTGGCGGCGAAGAACGCCAAGGAAGCCTACTCCGCAGAGTACGACAAGTACAAGAACGAGCTCGATGCCTACAACAAGCGACTTGAGCCGATAAACCTCTCGGCGGGGGAATCCCGCTACCAGATTAACCCCGACACCGGGAAGTACGAGCGGGTAGCCTACGGCGGGGACAAGCCCCTATCCATGTCGGAGCAGTACGGCACGGGGGCAATCGGGGAGTACAACTTTGCCAAGTCGCAGGGGTACACCGGCAGCTTCACCGAATACCAGAACGAGGATGCGAATAGGAAGGCTCGGGCGCAGCGTGCGACCATCGCTGGAATAGACCCAGCGCTCGTCACGCTGGGGACGAACCTGGGGGCGCGGTTCGACTCTAGCCCAATCGTGAAGCAGTACAACGAGGTGCAGAACAAGAAGCTCGGCGTAGACCGGCTGCTCGCCGCGGGGAACGTATCGGGCCCGCAGGACGTGGCGCTGGTGTACGACTTTATGAAGGCGCTCGACCCGACATCGGTGGTGCGGGAGTCAGAGTACGCAATGGGCGCGAACTCTGGAAACATCTTCACCGGCTCGCTGGCGAGGTTCAACGGGCTGTTCAAGGCCTCCGGCGGCAGGCTCTCCCCGCAGGTCAAGGCTGACTTCAAGAACATCATAGACCAGCGCTACGGAGCGGTGAGCCAGCAGTACAACAACCTGAGCTCGGAGACGCAGCGTAGGATGCTCCAGCTCGGCATCTCCGACCCGTCGCTGTTCCTCACTGACTACACCGGCGCGGAGACGAGCGGAAGCCAGAGCACGGGCGGAACCTGGGGCTGGTAATCATATGGAGACGCTAGACCAGGACGTAGTAAATCTGGCGAAGGCCATCCGCCAGGTCGAGACGGGGAACAGCCCGAAGGCTGGAGCCACGGGAGAATTGAAGTCACGCTACCAGTTCATGCCCGCTACCTGGGCTTCATCTGCGGCGAAGTTCCTCGGCGACGCCAAGGCTCCGCTGACGCTGGAGAACGAGAACCAGGTCGCCTACCGGCAGATTAAGGAGTGGAAGGACAAGGGGTACCGTCCAGACCAGATTGCGTCGCTGTGGAACTCGGGGAAGCCGGACTCGCACCTGAACAAAGTCAGGGGCGTCTCGTCTACGAACCCGAACGTGAAGTACGACGTCCCGGCCTACGTCGAGAAGGTACGCAAGGCGTACGTCGGTTTGAAGCAGTCAGAGGGTATCGCCCATCCGCAAACCGTCGAGCCTACGGCCGAGGAACCGAAACGCTCCGCCCAGGTCGGTGGGAACGGCGTAGCGGGGAACGCCCTCAACGCCCTCGCCGGGTTCGGGAAGGGCGTCATATCTACGCTCACCGGGCTATCGTCCCTGGGGCAGCGTGGCGCGGCGGCAATCGGCATTCCGCTAGCCAAGGGAATCAACGTAAACGGGCAGACTATCGGCGGGTTCAGGGGCGGACAGTCATCGGCGCAGCAGCTCATCCCCGAGGAGTACCGCAAGCCGGAGGGATTACCACAGAAGATTGGCTTTGGAACGGAGCAGGTAGCGGAGTTCCTGGTTCCCGGCGGGGTTGGGACGAAGGTCGGAGCGGCTGCATCGAAGCTCCCCGTGCTTGCGTCTGCGCCGAAGGTAGCGCAGAAATTTGTACCGCTGGCGGCCCGTGGCGCAGCGGAGGCTGGGCTGGCGGCGGGGCAGGTATCGGCGCAGCGTGGAACTACGGAAGGCTCTGGAACAGCCGCGGCAATCGGAGGCTTGATTCCCTTCGGCGGAGCTTTGGCATCAAAGCTCGGTAGCGCCGCCAGGAAGGTTCCCCAGACGGCGTGGAACGCTATTTTGAAGCGGACGCCGACGGAGGCGGCGAAGTCACCGAACCTACCGTCCCTGGCAGTTAAGACCGGCTTGGTCGGCGGGGCGAGGTCTCTGCTGAAGCAGGCCGAGGAGAACATACAGTCAATCGAGGTATCGCTGGATGAGATTCTGAAACCGGCGAAGGGCAGGGTGAACGCGAACAGCGTCGCCTCGTACCTCGACGACCTCAAGGAATCGTACGGGAGAATCCCCGGCGAGGAGTCGTCGGTTGCGGTGATAGACAGCATCGCCGCCGACATTCGCCGGAGGAAGTCAATGACACCGGCGCAGGCCAACAGGCTGAAGCAGGACATCTACGCCCTCATCAAGCGGAGCTACGGCAAGGGGACGATGGAGGTTCCCGCGAAGCAGGAGGCGCAGAAGGCTGTCGCCGCTGGGCTGAAGCGTGAGATTGAGCGGGTCGTCCCCGAGGCGAAGTCGCTCACCGAGAGGCAGGCGGTCTACATCCAGATTCGGAACGCCATAGAGAAGCGCCTGGCACGGCAGGAGGGCAAGGGCATCGCCGGTACCGGCGTCGGCATCTACGACCTCATGCTCGGCGGAATCGGAACGGCCTATGGAGCCTCTACCGGCAGCCCGCTTGCTGGAATTGCAGCGGTAGCTGGTAAGAAGCTACTTGAGGCACCGGCGACGTTGAGCAGGATTGCGAAATCTACCGACGCGCTAGCGCGGTACTTCGACTCCCTATCTCCGACGAAGAAGGCGCTGTTCTACGACGCCATCCGCGGCCTGACTATTGGCCTACCTAGTAGCCTCCGAGGGGAGGAAGGAACGCCAGGGCAACGATAGCAATAGGCGCAGCTATGATTCCGAGCATAAACAGAAGCGCCTTCGCCGCCTCGAACGTAGTGACCTCTTTCTCCATATAATCAATCGTATACCACACACAGTTTTATAAGTCAATGGGAGTACCCATGAGGCACCAGCTATTCCGCAGGAAGGCAGAGACCAGAGATAGGAGTCACCGCAGGAGTTCGTTCATTCAGAAAGAGAGGTGGTCAATACCAACGGGCGACGGCTCGCCGGAGAGAATATCCAAGTACCTCTCCCGCCTGCTCGACGCCAACGCCGCCGGACGGCGGTAAGAACAGGCCCGGTGGGAGCCTCAATCCCACCACCAATTTCAACACCTATGTTCAATCCGAACTACCCGAGGGACGTGTGGAGGAACCTGTCGAGGGAGTCGAGGGTGAGGCGCGGAATCGCCGAGAGGCTCTACCGCCAGTACCGGCGCTACTACTACCTACTCGTGGCAATGGCAGCGATAATCGTAATCCTCGCAGCGTATAACTGGCTAACCGACTAACCGAATGGAAAAAATGAAGCTCTACTGGCCGCTCCTCTCCCCGTCAATCCAGCAGGGGTTCGGCGCTAACTTCGTCTGGCACTCCAGGCTGAACGGGGGCAGGCACCCCGAGTGGGACGGCAAGCTGTTCTACGGCGGGGTGATACCCGGCCTGTCTGGACACAACGGCCTCGACATGGCCGGAGACATGGCCAAAGTCTACGCGGCCCACGCCGGGAAGGTTCGGTACTTCCGCCAGGAGGATGGGTTCATGTCAATCGTCTACAGCGCCCCCGACGGGACGTGGGGCGTCGAGGTAATCTACGGCCACCTAGACCGTCCGCTCGTCGAGGTCGGCCAGGAGGTATCAGCGGGGCAGCTGGTTGCTATCAGCGACAACCGTGGGCCGTACACCACCGGCGCCCACCTGCACTTCATGGTCTTCCCCTTGAGGCCAGACCACAACGGCCTGCTCTCGAGGTACGACCTAGACAACGGGTACGGTGGGGCGGTTGACCCAACGCCGTACATGGTGCCGTGGGGGGTACTTGCGAAGGCTACGGGTGCTAGCCAGGTATACCAGCTGGTGGGCAACACGAAGCGCCCCATTGCCGACAAGCTAGCCCTGTTCTCAATAGGGGCTTCGGGGTACGACCCGGTAATCGAGGTCGAGCCTTCGCAGCTGAACGCCTTCCCCAGTGGCAAGCCGGTAACCTACGCCTACCAGGACCTGACGCTCACCCCGGAGCAGGTGAAGGACCTCATGCGGACGTTCACCGAGAACCCGTCTGAAGCACAGGAAATCTATGGAAAGTACTTCTAGCTTCCGTACCTACGAGCCGACGCACCGCAACTCTATGGACTGCCGGTGCCGGACGTGCGAGGGCGTGAGGGACAGGCTCAAGAGAACTAAACCGCGGTCCCCGAGGCCCAAGACTAAGTAACCTAACAAGAAAGAGTATGGAGAACGTATTCGAGTTCAGCCCCCTGGCCATCGCCGCCGTCCCGGTGGCGCTCGGCCTGGTATCGGTAGCCCGTGGGTTCGGGCTGCCGTCCAAGCTCGCCCCCGGCCTGTCGCTGCTTGTCGGAGTCGTCCTGGTGTTCCTCACGGGGACGCCGTGGCAGGCTTCGATTATCCAGGGCATCCTCGTCGGGCTATCGGCCTCCGGCCTGTGGTCGGGGAGCAGGACGACCGTCGAGGCAATCCGCGGCTAGCGTGATACAATCAGATAGCTAACAGGCTAAACGTAAATCCTATGGAGGAAGAGACGAAGGTAGAGGCTGCCGAGGAGGTAGCCGAAGCCACCGCTGAAGTAGCAGAGGAGGCCGCCCCCGAGGCGTAGAGTAAGGGTTCGGCAACGAGCAGCCCCCGCATGAGCGGGGGTTCTCGATTAGCACTCTATACGTTGGACTTCTAGCATCCCTTCGGCTTCGGCTTACGCTTCATACGTCCACCACCTTCCACTTCTTTCATCAGTGCCTTGACGTAGAGCAGGGCCATCTTCCTGTCCTTCTTGGCGTAGGAGTTCGCCCTTACCTCCAGCTCACGGAACCCAGCCTCGCCGAGCTGGTTAACCTTGAATGCCCTGTACTCGTCCCGCCTGTCGCCGTGTCCCCAGAGCATGTGGCACGGGTAGCATAAGCTATCGCAGTTGGCGCTATCGAATCTGGTAGACTCCCGCCCCCGCCCCCAGTAGTGCGAGCAGTGGAGCCCCATAGACCCGACGGGGTGCCTGGCGTGGCACCGCTGGCACGTCCAAGAATCACGCTCACGGATGTACCGTGAGAACAGCCTGTCGGCGGCGTCAGCCCTTACCTTCATCCAATTGGATTGTACTCTCCCAGGGAACCTTGGACAACTCCAAGAGTACAACTCCCGAGTTCCCCGACGTGGGGATAATCGATTTACCCTGTATCGCTATGCAGAGCTTCGATGGGTCAATCCAGTACGACCTCTTCCCCACCACGAACACCCAGCGGTGGGCGGTGGTGGTGTAGACCCCCGACTGTTTCCCGTCGTACATCACCTCCACGGCAATCCTTCCGTTGGCGGGGGCGTAGCGGTCGTGCTTGACCTCGATTCTGAACCCGTTCTCGGGGACGAATATGTCGTACTGCTTGAACTCCCCCTCCACCCTGTACGCCTTGGGGTACTTCTTTTGAATGAGGGAGAGAACCAATGCCTCCGCCCTATGGCCGTCCGCTAGGTCTGAATCGAAGTCTGGCATTACAGTAGGTGGGTTAGGTGCCACATGTTGCACATGGGACACTGGTACATCCTAACCATCGAGCCCTCTCTTTTCCGTATGTTCAGCACCGTCCGGGCGAGCTTCTTGTCGTAGCACTTCTTGCCTCCGCACCCCTTAACATTCCTGGCTAGCTCTACGCCGGACATACCTACCTCGGCCTTACCGCCTCCAAAAACTCCCGCACCACCGGTTCCTGGTTCGTCTTGGAGAGGGCTGCGTAGAGGGCGTCCAGGGAGCCCGGTTCGGCTACGACGGCATCAAGGTTTCCGTGCTCTGACTTGAGGTTGAGCATCCTATAGAACGGGCTCACCGCTGTCTTATTCGAGAACATACGGTTAATGCTTAATCTTTTTTCTGCTTCTTCGCTATCTCTTTCCCTACGCTCCTCATTACCGCTCCGATGCCGTGGGCGTGGAATTCTCCAGACCTATCGTCAATGCCGATGTACGAGGCGATGTAGTCCATGCAGTGCGAAGCCTCGTGGGCTAGCGTCGCCAGCGCCACCGGCCACGGCAGCGAGCTATCCAGGACGATGAGGGGAGACCTCGGCCGCTGCTTCTTGAGGAGGTTGCACGCCATGCCGCGCTTCCCCTCGAACTCGTTACGGAACCAATCGACGGTATCGCCGCACAGCTTCGCGCCGGCGTGGACGACCGCCTCCCTGTCTCCGAACAGCACATCGACGAAGTATTCGTCCGTAAGGATGGGGACTACCAACGCCCTGGATACCAGCTTCTTTGACTTGCTCATACCTCCTCCCCGTCCAGCCTGGCGATGAGGGCGTCGGCTAACCTAATAGACTCGATGGCTAATGCATTAGATTCATCTATGGCAGTACCGTCTTTATTTTTTCTCTTCCACTCACTATCCACTAAATCATATTTCCTAAGAAAGTCGCTACCTAATAACCCCTGCATCGCCATTCCAGTCAGCATGTCCCTGCGTGAGATGGTGTCCGTAGGCTTACTCGGTATCCCCGTACTACTAATTTTAACGTCTCTTATCGCTGCACATTTTCCACAAACATTACCTCCCGGTATCCATTCGTGCTTGCACTGTTCCATAGGTTCAACGTTACGTCGGTTAGATTAGCTACTCTCCGTACTGAATCCCCAGTAGTTCCCTAGCTGTTTCCTCGTCTACCTCGATTGACCTTTCCTCGTTAGGAGAGCCGAAGGTAACGAACCAACCTGTCCCCTCACCCGGAGCCTCGCTGACATACAAATTTATGAGCCTCCTCTTCTCTTTCATACGATTTAACGGTTACATTGTTAGCTGATTAGCCTCGTACCCCCGGAGCTGGCGGCCTGCCTACGGCCTGTTCAATCGGGGTCTGTTTCCAGCGACGACCCTCGTAGGATAGTCGAGCCGATTGGCCTAGGTCGGCCGTGATTGTGATGCTCCAGACGCCGTTTGCCTCTCGGCGAGCAACCGTACGGAAGCCCACGTCTGGAGACTTACTCACCGCAGAACCGCCAGCTCGGGTGGTGCAAGTTGTCAATGATTTACATTCAGATTCCCGTACCACCTACGGTAGCACCTCTCCGACACCTCCCACCCGCACCTAGAGCACTTCATTCTCCTACGGAACCACGATTTGATGGGAACCATGCTGTGCTCGCACGGCTTCCAGGTGCTGTAGGCTACGGCGTTCACCATCGACTCGGTAGGCTCGTCGTTCGATTGCTTCATAGGTAGAGTTTACTCTCTAGCGTGCTTATTCCAATCCTTGCGGCTAATCCAGTTCTTCAGCCGCTTAACCCTTACGTTGACCTTGGCCAAGTCTACCAGGCAATCGTCGAAGCAGATGTCTACCCTGTCCCGGTAGTCGGGGTTCTTGTCCAGTACTTCGTCGGGGTTCAGCCCCAGCTTCTCCGCCCACATACGGGCGTAGTCTGCGCCGCCCCCAGACCAGATTACCATGTGGCAGCCATGCGCCTGGAACCACCGGTAGATGGCGATGTTCTCGTAGTTCGGTACGTCCCTCCCATTGGTATCTCCTGCGACGATTGCCGGGTGGATGAGCGTGTCGTCCACGTCGAATGCTACGGTCATACGCTCTCTCTGTTTATCCAGCCCCCTGGGGGGTGGGTGGGTTACTTATTTCCTCCAAGGTTCAATTCATTCTTTACCAGTATCTTACTGCCGAGGAGCCTATTCTCTAGACTTCTAACAATCCTATTCCGCAAAGCTTCATCTTTCCTGATGTAGCAAATGGTCGCGTGCGCCTTGTACCCAGGGAACGTATTGATGTGGGGAAGGCACTCAAGACGCTCGTGCCCCTCTACCAACGCATTGGACAGAACGATTTCCGCAACGATGCAGTAGTAGTCCTCGTCTGGGTACGGGCTGTCGAAGCACCCAATGCGGTTCACCTCTACCGCGTCGAGCTTCCAGCCGCGCAGTACCTCCTCAATGTCTCCCTCCATGCTCCTCGCCTCGTCGAGTAGGCCATAGAGCAGCGTGACGTGCATATTACGGCTCACGTCACCGTCAATCCAGAACCGCTCTTTGTTCTTGGATACGTATAGGTCATTAGGCTCTACAAAGCTCGGCAGGAGCGATTCGCCGTTACTCTCTAGGTCGAGCATCACGCAGCCGAGCTTCGATAGGTTGATGCCTAGCTTATCGTAGACTGGCTTGAACTGGTGCGCTGATTTGTACATAGATTATCTTTTATTAGGTACTGCCGTTAGCTGGTTAGGTCTCACGCCTCAATGGTTGGAGCTTTGCTCGCACCTCGACAGGTACGGCATCCTGTAGTTGATGTACCCCTGCAAGGTTCCTGCAGCGAGGACGAACATGACGGCGAGAATGAAGTAGAGTACGCCCTTGGCTGCATTGGCAATCGTCTTCTTCCATTCCATACATTTCACTGGCTAGAGCTGCCCTGGGTGGGGGATAGCTTGGCAATCTCTCGGTCAATGTTCTCATCCATTTTGACTCGGTAGAAGTTCCATCCGAGGTGCAGGTCTCTCTCGAAAGGCGTTGACTCATCGGTGAGTTCTATCGCCGATGGCCTGCAATCCCTCGCTATCTCTAGCCCCTCTACTTTCCCCCGAGCCTCGGCTGCGGCACGCTCGGCGGCGAGTTCTGATTCAATGAGAGATTTCAGGTCTGCGGCGAGCTTGACCTTCATCGGCCTGGCGTCTGTTGAGCCTGGCTCAAGGTCTAGGTTGTCCCACAGGACGTGGTTCAACTTGTCGTCTAGCGTCTTGTCGCTCATAGCTTCGCCCTGATTAGGTTGATTAGATTTTTCCACCCCTGGATGAACGGGTGCGCAGCGATTTCACCCTCCACCACCCTCATCACCCGCTCACGCTCTGCGGCTATTTCCTCCGCAATGAAATCTTCCAGGCTGACGTAGATATTTACGGCGGTCGTATTGAGTGGAACCTTCTCAAGTATCCCGATTAGGAAAGGGAACGTATCCTTGAATCGCTCCCTCCACCCCCGCTGCTCCGCTCGGCTGTCCATAGGCTTACCCATTGACGATTAGGTACAGGATGGCGACGGCTCCCCCGAGCATAATCAGAGCGCCCAAGCACGACGTTCCACCGCCACCCATACCTGGGTAGGTATCGAATAGGTTGTTCTTCTCTCGGCTGTCCATAGGGCTAGTTGTTAGTCGGTTACGATGGTTCTGAACCTACGCTCGATGGCCTCGACGACGTTGTTGGTCAGCTCTCCCAGTGTAAGCTCCGATACGGGCTTGTCGCATAGGTGCGGCCTCTCTGGGTCGTTCACCAGAACGTTCCGCTGGCAGCAGCCGCACCACTCGTACTTCATATCCTTTAGCTCCATAGGGCTAGTGGCTAGGCTTTTCTCCTGGGCCGTACGACTTCGATGTAACCTTGAGGTGCACGTACTTCGGCGCACTACCAAGTTCAACGACCGGCGTAATGTTCGGTGTACCGACGCCGCCGACACTTCGAGATACGCAGTCCACCGGCCTATTCTCCAGCTGCTCAATCCTGCTCGACATCTCCGCGAGGAGGGCGGCGAGCTTCTCTGGACTAATGTGCCTGTACGTCATTGTTCCATTCTCGTACCTATCCTCATTGACTATCCTCTCCAGCACCTGAGATTCGGTCATACGTCTAGACGATTAGGAAGTAGATGCCCCACCAGGTGGATACCAGTAAAATGAAAATGCAGAGATTCACATCATCTGGAACCTTGTCTCCGATAGTCTTTTCTAGACAAAGGTCAATCGTTACGCTAGAAACGACCAGGAGCGGAACCGACAGCAGAGTCCAGGCGATGAGAAGGTTCATACTTTGTAGGTAATCGTAGCAGGGATGATACTGAAACTATCTGCGTACAGCTCTCCCTCTAATCCAATGTGGTCATCTATTTCGATGTTTGCTTCGCTATAGCTGCGGTATGCTGCAATGAATCCACGGTCTCCCATTAAAATCCAAACCTTCCTCGTGTACGTCCTCTTTGGCTTATTGGTCATAGGTTCATCGGTTACTCCGTGTAGATTAGAGCGTGGCCGTACCTGACCCCCAGCTTCCTCAACTCATCATCCGTCCCATCCGTGTACAAGTCCAACGTGGTAATCCCGAACCTGCCTTGGATATACCTAGCCGTCCTATCCTTCACGTCGTAGGTCTTCTCTCCCAAGACCCTGGCTTTAACGTTCCCAGACTTCACGGGGTAGGAGTAGTCCGAGATAGCGGCTGCGCCGACGTATGGCATTTCACCGTTCGCCATAGGGTTCCCGGTAGCCCCGTAGTGGCTTATTCTGATTGGCCGCCAGTCCTCCAGCCTGTAGAACGGCCCTGTAAGCTCCTGTACGGCCTCCTGCTGCACGGGAACGTCACAGGTATAGGTTGATATAGAAAGGGCTAATAGGGAGGCTCCCAGGACTATGTAGAGGCTGTTCATATAGTGACTTCACTGGAGCAGGTAGAGGCCAACGGCAATCGGCACGACGACGAGGGCGGTCATTCCGAATACCCAGGCGACCGCCTCCATTCCTCCCTCTTTGTACAGGGATACAGCTATCCCAATGAACGGCAGCGATATTAGAAATAGCCCAATGTAAGATTTCATACTCCGTTCATCTTCTTCAGCTTGTTCTGCAACCCCCCAATCCTCGCCTTGGCAGTCCTGATTTCCCTGCCGTTGATGATGAGCATCGTCCTCGTATTGGCAATGTCGTACTTGTGCCTACCCTCGGCGACCTGCGACTGGAACAGCTTTTCGAGCATAGCTTTCTCAGCAACCAGGCTATCCATCTTGGCCAGCACGTCGGCTAGGTTCTTGCCGAGTAGCTCCCTCTCGTACTCGCTCATACGTTTAGAAGCTCATGGTTCTCGAATCGATTGCCGATGACCTCTGTTCTATTGAGAAAATCATCCCCCATATCAGCCTTCATTTGCTCGATTGAAACGAAACTTTTTTTAATAAAATCACCACTCTCTCTGAAGGTAAGACCAAAGCTACCATCGAAAAAGGAAACTTCAGCTAGGTGATTAAATGGTTCGACTGGCCCACGGCCATCGTCGGTAATAGGTTCCGTCCACTCGTCTTCAATCGGAATAATATCCCCCTCGTAGATTTCCCTACCGTTCCTGTCCTTGAGGCCGGTGTACTGCATGATGTTCGAGTAGTAGCTAGGCTTGTCACTTTCGAACTCTCCAAGGTGTTCTAGTGATTCCTTCAACGATACCATTCCGTCGTCGTTGAGTCCTGGGAAGCATAGATTTTCCCATAGAACCATTACTTTATTAACCTTATCCCACGCCCTGAATTTAATCTCCCGGCTCATACGCCTAGAATGGCACCTCCTCTACCGAAATCTCCCTCCCGTCCTCCGGCTCGACGTAGCCCTTCCCGCTGCCCTGGCCCTCGGCCATGAAGTCGCCCTCCATGACGAACCTCACCCAGCGGTTAATCTCCAGCTTCGTCTCGCCGTTCAGCGGCTTGCCCATCTTGTACGCCTCAAGAGCGAACCCGTGCCTGACCTTGCCCTCCGCTATGGCGTCCCAGTCCGGCCTCTGCTCCGGCTTCGGCTCCGAACGCTCACCTTTCGGAATGTAACGGCTCTGCGTCTGGCTCGGCAGCTTCGGAGCAGGCTCGGCAATCTGCCCCTCGACGAACATCCGAATTGTTCGGTAGGTAACGGGCTTGCCGGTCTTCTTGGACACGTCCTGACGCTCGGCGAACCGAATCCCGACGCGCTCGCCCAAATCGTACGACTTTAGCTGCCCCCAGGCTGCTGATTCCGTCCCGTCCTGCTTCAGCTTCCACACGGTGTACCTGTCGCCGCCCTCGTCGGTGATTGAGCAGCGTACGCCAGTCCCGTCCTCGTTCGACGTGTCCTCCCGCTTCGCAATCGTGATGACCCTCGTAATCAAATCGTTCTGCTGGTTGTCCATACGTTTCTATCCTAGTAGGGAAATTAAGGTGAACATGATTAGCACAATCGGGTAGGCTGACCAGTGGAGCGGCGTTTCTCCCATCCGCTCAAGCTGCCGCTTGGAGTAAATCGGCATCATAGGGTGTAGCCCTTCTCTAGGACTGCGCTGCGAACCAGCTCGTAACGTCTGGCTCCCAGGTCGTCTATGAGCTGGCTCGCCTCGTACTTGTCGAGCGATGACAGGAACTTCCCGAAGCTGTCCGATACCCCGAACATTCCCAGGTCACCGGGGAGGCTGAACCCGCCCCAGAGCTGGCCTATCAAGCCCTGCTGCGAGAGCGAGCTTCGGTCTGAAGTGGGGACGGTGTGCATCGGGGACACGCTGTCGTCAGCCATGCGCTGCACCTCTGCCTCCATAGACTTGGTGATGGTCATACTACTCTGCGATGAGACTAATCTGGAACAGCTGCGAGTGCTCGCACCTGCCCAGCTCTGCATTGCACTCTCCGCACAGCTCCGGCTCCCTCTCGTCGCTACCTCCCATAAGTGTCTTATGGTTACGTCCTACTGGGCTGCTGCCTCTCGGACTTGGCTTAGTACCTACACTATACACTATCTAAATTGCTAGTCAACTACCTAGACTGTTGATAACTCATACATCCGGCAGGTACTCCCTCGGCTTGCTCACCCCCCAACGAACCATCTCATCAAGTGGGATGTTCAAACATTCGGATAGCCTGATAGCCGCCTGGGTTGTCTTTGGCTTCTGTAGCTTCCCCATGACGTTGTAGACGGTCTGGTATGATAGTCCCGTCTCCCTGGATACCTGGGATACGGTCTTCCCGTGCCTGGATAGGTAGACTGATGGGTAGACGCTCATACTACATCTGACCGGTACAAAAGTTATCCGGTATGCATGTTTCCCTCACCGATACTGAGTCGCTCGACTCATCGAAGCTGAACTCGTATACGTCGACGCTCTCGCTGCCCTCTTTCTCTACGAGCAGTAACGCTCTATCGAAGTCGAACATTACGCTCTCTGATATGCCGCTCCTGAACTCCCAGCAACGTCGTAGAAAATACTTGAGGTACGGTACCTCGTCCTCTGCACGGTAGTAGTTCCATACGCCGCTCCATACGAACGAGTCTCCTTTGTTCCCTTGGTGGATGTACCTACCTACGTCACCTCTGACCATCTCTAGCATCGTCTCTGTGTAGCTACCAGAGAACTCAGATTCTTCCTTGAAGTGTTCGAGCGTCTCCGCTGCTGACGCCAGTAATCCATCCATAGAGTTCGCAGAGAACCACAGGTTTACCCCGACGTAGTAACCCATACACTATACGGTAAGGCACCCCATCCGAGGTGCCGTTAGCCCGCGATTCCTGCCCTCGCCCCAGCGAAGATTCTTAGGTCCAGCCAGCTGCGGGGTCATATCAGCAGCCATAGTATATAGTCTGCTAGAGAGTGTCAATGTGGTTATCAACATGGCACGCAGAATCCCCCCGTGAGGGGGGACTTGCGGCCTTTTGAACAGAGGCGTACTGTGATTTGTAGGACAACAAAATCATGTTTATCGTAACGCAAACCACAGAACAGCGCAAGCATTAATCGGCTCTGCGCTCTCTTTCTATCGCGGGGGTTGATTTCGTGCCCCCCCGGACACCCCCCATACACCCCGAGTGTCAAAAGCCCCATAACGGGTCATCCAGCCTAAGACGCTGGGAAGGACACGCCCCGCATGGCGGTGAGCCCGCCGAACGAATAGGCCACCGGCTAGCTGTCATTGCGCCGAGACCGGTGGGGGGCGGCTCCCCGGTGCAATAACAGCCGGGGCGACACCCTTCCCATTTCCGACGGAATATCGCATCCCTAATTCCCTACCTGGGGGTTAGGGGGGCTATCCCCAAACCCTTTCCTCTGGAATGTAGATATGCACTGGACCAATTACGTATTCCCGAGTACAATTTCTACATGAACCACCTAGACCTGTTCTCCGGCATCGGCGGGTTCGCAATAGCGGTAGATACGGTGTGGCCTGGCAGTACCCACACCTTCTGCGATAACGATACTTTTTGCCAGGCAGTCTTAAATAAACATTGGCCTAATAGCAAAATATATGGCGACATCAGAGAGCTTGCTGCCGACACCAGAGGCGAGAAACAACGTGGGATACCAAGTGGCGCACGGGAAGCGGTACCTGCGCCTTGGCGCGGTAGTTTCGACCTCATTACGGGAGGATTCCCCTGCCAGCCGTTCAGCCAGGCGGGGAAGCGAAAGGGTACCGATGATGACCGCCACCTGTGGCCAGAAATGTTTAGAGTTATACGAGCTTTCACGCCGACATGGGTCGTCGCTGAGAACGTGCGTGGGCTACTTACTCTCGGCGGCGGCGTGGTGTTCGAGCAGGTGTGCGCTGACCTGGAAGGAGCAGGTTACGAAGTCCAGCCGCTTGTTATTCCAGCTTGTGCCGTCAACGCCCCGCACCGCAGGGACAGGGTATGGTTTGTTGCCAACCGCAAAGGCGCAGAACGCAATGGCGAGCGGGCCGAGCAGGGTTGGAAACAAGGTAGACCTTCAAACGAAGATTGCGATGCTGCCGACGCCGCAGGTATTCGACGCCACGGCGAGCCACATCAATGGCAAGGAGTACAGCGGGACGAACTCGCACGCGGAGAAGCTGGAACAGGCGATAAACCGTCGTTCAATGTTACCAACGACGAACGCTGGTCACGACTACCGGGACACGAAGATGAAGCCATCGGCGGCAGAGGGGAAGCACGGCAAGAGCATTGCTGGGGTGCTGTCGCTGCTCCCCACCCCACGGGCGAGCAAGCACACGCACCAGTCCCGCTCGGATTTCACCCCGAATCTCGCCTACCGGATTGGGGAGAGCGGTGGGAACGGGTTGCGGCTGCAACCTGCGTTCGTGGAGTGGATGATGAACTACCCCCTGGGCTGGACGGACGTGCCGGTACCCGCTCGAACCGCGCCGCGAGGCTAAAGGCCCTCGGGAACGCCATAGTACCCGCTGTCGCTATTGAGATTATGAAGGCGATACAATGGAGCGAATTTCATCCTTCCTAGCCCCGAAGCCAAGGAACGCAAATCTTCACTCGGCTGCGCACGTCCTAGCAGACGACCTGTGCAGAATCTTGAACCACCCAAAGGCTTTCCCGATATTCCTCGGCCTAGCTAGACGCCACAGCCCGACGAAACTCCTAGCAATTGCTCGGGAGGTATCCGAATCCGGCGTCCCCTGGAACGCCAGGGTCAAGCTCATGCTGTGGAAGCTGGGACGGGAAGCCGAGGCTTAGCCGTGCCTAGCCCCAGCGACCCCAAGGGTTCTCCGCATCCTTACGCTGGCCATGTGTAGGTCGTTCCAGCGGGAGGTGAAGGGGTAAGCGTACCACGATTGGACAGGTGTGGAAAACTCTGTGATATGATTAACGTATGGGCAAGCCCGAATACTTGGATACCGAGAGCAGGAGGGCGTGCCTCGTCTTGGGCAGGAGCGGTGGGAAGGTAAAGCTCCTGGTCAGGGGCAACGGCAGGCCGTACTGCCGCTGGTTCAGCGAGAGCCGTACCAGGCCGTCAACTGAAGTTCCGACCGAGTACGTATTCCGGGATAAACTAGATTCGTACCTCATGGACTTACTCGTAGATTCGGTAACGAAGCCATCGCCGCTGCTGAAGGTTCTCGGGGAGAAACCTAGCCGTATATCTTTCAGGAACTGAAATGGCCGACGAATCCATCGTCTACAACGTCAGCTTCCGCCGTGAGAAGCCGAACCAGCTGTGGCGGTTCAGCTGCAATAGGCTGGTTGGGAGCCAGACGGGGGAGGTGGGACTTCACTCGGCTATGAACCTCACCTACGAGCAGACGTTGGAGGAAATCATAAGTAACCTAGATAATTCAGCTAACTTTATAGAGAAGTATGGGTAAGTCTACCGCGGAGCAGCTGGCGAAGGAGCAGCAGGAGCAGTACGACGCCTGGGTCAAGGTCGAGGCCGAGGCGCTGCAGGCGTTCATGGCCGGGCGGGGGGCGAGGGTTATCCCCGTCGTGGAGTACGGGCCGCACGGGATTGTTCCCAAGCTGGCGATACTGAAGCTCGACAAGCCGACGCTGGACATCCAGCCAGCTACCCAATTGCCGAAGTAGCTATGGCCCACGTCACCGTGAAGCCGTCGGAGCCGGTGAACGGGAACGCTGGACTACGGAGAATTGACATCGTACTCTACCGGGGAGACGAGAGGCTAACCTACCGCATCATGTTCTCTACCCCCGAGGAGCTGGCGGAGAATATTATCGGAGAGTTCGGCGTGTCCGACCTCATTGACAGGCTCCTAGAGCGCAGCAGACGATGACTACCCTCCTGGCATTCATGCTCGGCGCTGCCCTTGGATTCGCCGCAGGATTGGGCTACCGAACGGTAGATGGTACAGATGTACCAAAAGACCAAGAACGTTCGCCCACGGGCACCACAGAGCCTCACAGAGCAATCCAGAAGGCGACCACCATCCACCTGCCGAGCAGGGATGACGAGGCGAGGGAGGCGATAGTCAAGAGGAACGATTTGGCGGGGAGGCCTACGGAGCTATCCGAGCTGGAATGAGGGACGACTCTAAATGCACCAGTGGAGAGTCCAGGGGCTACTGCGAGTTCGTGGTGGACACGGGTAGGTCAGATTCCAAGGTGCAGGTGGAGTTCTGCAGGTTCTGCCACAAGCGTGTCCACTACAACCGGGACTCGAAGGGCAGGGTGGACAACGCCAGGTACTTGAGGGACCACGTACGGGACTTCGCCCAACCCAGGGGAGTAACGGAGAGAGTCTACCGGCGGGTTTACGGAAATAAAAAAACCTAATACAATTACTACCTATGGACGTACAGTTCCAGGCAATCTACGGGGGGATGAAGATTGACCCAGAGGGAGCGGCTAAACTAACCTTGGTCGTTGACGCTTCCTCGGTTCCAGAGATGGCCAAGGCTTCGCTGGAATGGCCGGAGCGACTGCTGACGGTGAAGGTATCCAATGGCTAAAGACGGCAAGCACCCCGGCGGGAGGCCGGAGCGGTACACCAGGGAGTTCGCCGTCGACCTCGCCGGCAAGATACTCGCGTGGTTCGACGACGAGAGGCACTTCTGGCTCGCAGACTTCGCCACCGAGAACATGATGCCGAAGCAGGCCCTATCGGAGCTGGCGTCTAAGTTCCCCGTAGAGTTTTCCGAAGCCTATAGGATTGCCAAGCAGAAGCAGGAGAGCCGCCTCGTCACCCTGGGGCTGAAGAACAAGCACAACGCCATGCTCACCGGCCTCGCGCTGAAGAACGTCGCCGACTGGCGGGACAGGGTAGAGACGGAGCACTCGGGCACCATCAAGACCGAGACGAAGGACGTAACGGAATTGGACAGGATTAAGGCCGAGTATGAGGAGCGGGCGAAGCTAGCTATCCAGCGGAAGCGGTGAGCGTACTGGAGCAGGCAAGCCCGTTCGCCTGGGTGCAGGAGCACGGCCTCCTGACCTCCACCGGCCAGCCGTTCGACTTCGAGCGGCACGCCTACCTGTTCGAGCCGTTCTGCGACCTGTCCCCCCAGCAGGTGACGATGAAGGCTGCCCAGGTTGGGTACTCCGAGAGCATAGGGATACTCAAGATGCTGTGGGTCGTGAGGTGGCGGGGGATGGACTTCATCTACGTCCTCCCCACCGCTACCGACGCCAGGGACTTCGTCACGGGCAAGGTGAATAGAATCGTCAACCAGAACCCCGTCCTCCAGGGGTACGTCTCGGACAGGGATACGGTGGAGCAGAAGCAGGTCGGAGAGAATATTATCTACTACCGGGGGTCGTGGCTCGAACGTTCAGCGATTATGGTATCGGCGGACGGATTAATCATGGACGAGTACGATAGGGCCAAGCAGGAAATCTTAGAAACCTACTCGTCACGACTGCAGCACTCGAAGCATAGGTGGCAGTGGCTGTTCTCCAACCCCTCCGTGCCAGGGGTGGGGGTTCACAAATTCTGGCAGCTCTCCGACAAGCGGCACTGGATTATCACATGCCCATCCTGCCGGGAGGAGCAGTTCCTGTCGTGGCCCGAGTCTATAGACCAGGAATCGAAGGAGTACGTCTGCAAGTCCTGCCACGGGGTGCTGACGGACGAGGACAGGCGGTGCGGGGAGTGGCGGGCCCTGGGGCCGGAGGACGCACCCTGGCGTGGGTACTGGATTAGCCTGCTGATGAACCCGGACGTTCCAGCCTCACGAATCGTGGACTACCACAAGACCAAGAGTTCCGAGTACTTCTACAACTTCGTACTGGGGCTACCCTACGCCGGGTCTGGGAACACCGTGACCAAGGACATGATTTACAGGAACCTAACGGACAGGGTTAACTCGCAGTCAGAGCGGGTCGTTATAGGGGTAGATACGGGCAAGGAATTGCACTTCGTCTGCGGGAACAGGGAGGGGATATTCTACTACGGGGCGGCCAAGGACTACGGGGAGATTGAGGCACTGATGAAGCGCTGGCCTCGGTCAATCGTGGTCATGGACGAGGGCGGTGACATCATCGGCTCACGGAAGATGCGGGAGATGTACCCAGGACGTGTGTTCCTGTGCCACTACGGTACGGATAGGAAGACCATCCAGCTCATACGATGGGGCGAGCGGGACGAGGACGGCCACGTCATAGCCGACAGGAACCGAATGATTCAGCTGGTGATAGACGAGTTCACCGACAAGCGTATCCCCCTCAACGGCACGGGGGAGGACTTCTACGACTACTGGCTGCACTGGTCGCACATCTACCGCGTCTCGGAGGAGGATAACCTGGGGGTAGTCAGGCACAGGTGGGAGCGGTCTGACGCAGACCATTACTGTCACGCAACCGTGTACTGGAGAGTAGGCATGGACAGGTTCGGGGCGGGGAAGTCAACGACCATAGATACCTCGTTCGTACCGGGCGGAAGCCCGCTGGACAGCCTGCCGAGCGGGTTCAGGCTATGACCACCGTTGAGCTATCCGACGGGGACGCCCGGCTGTTCGCCGAGTTCCAGCGCCACCACGACGCCATCCGTGAAATCATCGAGAACGGGGCTATGGAGGTCAGGAACGGCACCGCCACCCTCCACTTCGACCAGAACGGGGTGATGCAGCGCGTGGATATCGAGCAGGTGGTGTACCGCCGGAAGCCCGGCAAGTTGCCAGACGGCGCAGGACGTGCTACAGTACCTAGCGTAAAGCCCTAATCCGAGGCTCCCGCTCCGACGGGATAACCGACGACAGGCTCACCCTACGGGTGGGCCACCTTTGCCTATGGCTAAGCTGAATGCGCTGCTCCGCTCGCTGGTCAAGCCGTTCAACCGGGTAGACGGCGAGAATTCAGAGACCGTCGAGGGGGTATCCGGGCCTCAGTTCGGGGAGATTGAGCTGAAGCTTGACGATGGCGAGCTGGTAGAGATTGCCAATGAGCTGGAGCGGGTAGCTGCCTCGGGGAACACCAAGGAGCTGGACGAGGCTGGGGAGTCCAATAAGAACCTCTGGCTGGGGAACCAGACCGAGGGGCAGTCGGTCATCGAGCGCTCCGGGGTAGACCAGCCGACGGTAGACAACATTATCTTCGAGTCCATCGAGACCCTGCTACCGATGGCTACCCGGCGGAACCCGGAGCCGATGGTCGTGGCGGACAACACCGTCGAGGGCAGGAAATTGGCCTCAAATGTCCAGAAGAAATTGGCCGTCCTGTTCGACGACCTATCCGTCCGACTGCTGGTCAAGAAGTGCGTGCGGGACTGGATGCTCTACCGATTGGGGGTACTGAAGGTCGGCTGGGACGCCGAGGCCGACGAGGTCACGGCGGCCGTGGTCAGGCGGAAGCGGCTCATCCTAGACCCCTCGGCGACGGTCGACGTCCACGGTGTCTACAGCGGGGCGTTCCTCGGGGAGCGACGCTCGGCGACCGCCAAGCAGCTCGTCCTACGGTTCCCCAAGAAGAAGGCAGAAATCGAGGCTCTGGCGAACGGGAAGATGGGCACCAAGCTCAACTACACCGAGTGGTGGTGCCGGGAGTACGTGTTCTGGAAGCTCAACGATTTGATTCTCGGGAAGGCGAGGAACCCGCACTGGGACTACGGCGGGAGGGAGAGCTACACGGACGAGTTCGGGGAGACGAGGGAGCGTGAGGCGAGGGGGAAGAACCACTTTGCTACCCCCCAAATCCCCTACATTTTCCTCTCGGTGTTCAACCTCGGCCTCCACCCGTGGGACGACACGTCGTTAATCGAGCAGGTCAAGCCCCTCCAGGCCCTGATAAACAAGCGGCTGCAGCAGATTGAGGTCAACGCCGACGTGGTGAACGGAGGGCTGGCAATATCGGGAGAGAAGACCGGCCTGTCCCGCGAGGAGGCTGCCATTTCTGCGAGGGACTACCAGCGCGGAGCGCCGTTCTACATGCCCTCGGGAGACCCCAGCACGGGAATCGTGAGGACGGTCGGAGCCCCCCTGCCCCCCATGCACTACGAGCAGCTGCAGGACGTGCGGAACGAGGCCCGCAACCTGTTCGGAACCAGGGGTTCAACGCCCCAGGGGACGGTCAACGAGAATACGGTACGGGGCAAGATAATCGTCCGCTCGCAGGACTCAGACCGGGTTGGCGGCTTAATCTCCGACCACATCGAGCAGGTCTGCGACCGCCTAGCCAACTGGTTCGTCCAGCTCATCGAGGTCTACTACACCACCGAGCACTCTGCTTCTGTCATCGGCCCCGACGCAGCCGTGGAGGAAATCTCACTGTCGAGGGACGACTTCGATAGGAAATTGGTCGTGTCCATCAAGGAGGGCTCCCTGCTCCCCAAGGACGAGCTGACCGAGGCGAACCAGGCAATCGAGCTGTTCACCGCCGGGGCGATTGACCCCCTGACCCTCTACGAGCGGCTGAAGTTCCCCAACCCCGAGGAGACGCTGAAGCGGCTGATTCTCTACAAGGCCGACCCGTTCTCGCTGGCCGGTATCCCCCCGCCCCAGGCCGCTCTAGACCCGATGGCACCGGCGGTAGACCAGCAGGCGGCAGACCTCCAGGGGCAGGAGCCAATGTCTCAGATTGACCAATCACTACCAGCATAACCTATGGAAATGAAGAAGAAGATGGGCGTCGGAGGAAACGACTACACCGGGGAATCTACCTGGCCGAAGGGCCTTGCGAACCCGGCGGCGAAGCTATCCGGCCCGATGACGAAGGCTCCGCTGAAGAAGCCGTCGCTCATGGAGCGTGCCAAGAGGCAGCTCAGGGCCATGAAGAAGTCTAAGTAGCTAATCCCTAGCACGTTCGTTCTCGGGTGCGAACTCAAATAACTCCCTGCGTAAACACCTATGAGTGAACAGACAGTGCAAGAACTACTGGCGGACATCCCGGAGGCTGACACCCCCCTGGATGGACAGGGGGCGGAAACCCCTGCGGAGTCGCCGTCCGAAACCAAGCCGACGGAAACAGCGCCGACCCCGGAGGGCGCCAATGCTCCGAGCGATGAGAAGGTTCCGTTCCACGAGCACCCACGCTGGCAGCAGCTCCAGCGGGAGCGGCAGGAAATGGCCGCCCGAATCGAGGAGCTGAAGCAGGCGGTGGAGCAGGCTGCCCCGAGGCGCGAGGAGCAGCCCGTGCAGATGCCCCAGTGGTGGGCGAGGGTCTACGGCACCGAGGCCGACAGCCGGGAGGCGTACGCGCTCTACCGGCAGGAGCACGAGTCCGAGCGGAGGGCCATCCGCGAGGAGGCCAAGCGCGAGACCCTGGCCGAGCTGGAGTCCAAGTCAGCCGCGGAGCGGAGGGCGGAAGCCGACGCCCAGCGGCACGTCGAGGAGAGCATGGCAGCCCTCAGAGCCGACGGCATCAAGTTCGACGAGAACGAGCTGCAGAAGGTCATGGAGGACTACACCCCCATCGACCGCGACGGGAACCTCGACTTCCGCAAGGGCGTCGAAATCCTGAACCTGAAGCTCGCCGCCGGTAGGAAGCCGAGCCCGTCTACGGCGGCTGCCGCAGCCTCTGCACCCGACGGCGACTCATCGGAGCAGCCCAAGAGGGACTACCAGACCACCGAGAGCATCAAGGGCCTGTCCTGGGACAGCATCAGCAGGAAGTAGCGCAAAATCTAACCAAAAAATAAGACAAACGATATGGCATTCCCCAACCGCCTGACATCGGTGACGCAGGACAAAATCCTGCCGAAGCTGGTAGAAGGCGTACTCAACGCGTCCCCCCTGGTACGCAACGTCCTCTCCCGCGCCAAGGTGTGGAGCGGCGAGAGCCTGAAGGTTCCGTTCAAGTACACCACCTCCGCGTCCGGCACCTCGTTCTCCGGCTTCGACACCCTGGGCACCTCCGCGTCGGACACCCGCGTCAAGCTGAGCTTCGACGCCAAGGCCTACGCCAAGAACATCGCCCTGCCGCTGACCGAGATTACGGCCAACGAGGGCGAGTCAAAGGTGCTCGACCTCCTCTCGACCGAGGCCCGCTCTAACTCGATGGACATGGCGAACGAGATTGCGACCATGTTCTACGGCGACGGCACCGGCAACTCCTCGAAGGACACGCTCGGCCTGGAGGCAATCGTGGACGACGGCACCAACACCTCGACCTACGGCGGCCTGACCCGCAGCTCGTACACGGCGGTCAACTCGACCGTAACCGGGTCGAGCGGCACCCTGTCCCTCGCGAAGATGAGCACCCTCTGGTACAACGCCAGCGAGGGCACCGGCTCGACCGAGCAGCCGACCTCAATCTACACCACGACCACCATCATCTCGCTCTACGAGAGCCTGCTGGCACCCCAGGAGCGCTTCATGAAGTCCACCAATGGAAACAACGCCATGGTCGGCTCCGAGGGCTTCCTGACCTTCGAGTACAAGGGCGCGCCCATCTACGCAGACCGCAAGTGCACCTCGGGCGTCCTGTACATGATTAACGACAACTACCTGGACTTCTACGGCAAGCCGATGGCCATGAGCCAGCCGGTCAGGTTCCGCTCCGAAATCCAGGGCGTCAGCTACTCCGACCTGGAGGGCCTGGGCTTCTCGTGGGGCGGCTGGATTAAGGCCTCGAACGCCGCGGCTATCAACAGCTACGTCTACCTGTTCGGCGAGCTGGTGTCGGGCAACCCCCGCCGCCACGCGAAGCTCACGGGCATCACGGGAGTTTGACATAAATTAAAGATTATATTGGTTAGTATATATGGGGATTACCAAGGAGTTTCTGCTAAATCTCTACGTCGGAGAGAAGAAGTCTCTGCGGGAGATTGGCCTGCTCATCGGCAAGTCCCCTCGGCAGGTCTGCCGATACCTCAAGCAGTTCAATATCAAGGCTAGGAACCCATCATTCGTTAAGGGTTCCAAGACTAGGCTCGGTGCAATCCTTTCCCAGGAGACGAAGGATAAAATAAGCAGGGGGCACACGGGCAAGAAGCTAACCTCCGAGCACAGGGAGAAGGTTATTAAGACCCTCAACCATAGAGTCGGAGCGGGGAACGGTGGGTGGAAGGGCGGCGTATTCATCAACCCGAAGGGCTACCGATACCTACGAATGGCTGGCCACCCGAACGTGCAGTCGAATGGGTACGTCCCCGAGCACCGCTTCGTCATGGAGCAGCACCTCGGCAGGCTCCTCGGTAGGTTCGAGCACGTTCACCACATCAACGGCAATAAGTCCGACAATAGGGTGGAGAACCTGGAGCTTGTTAACGCGCAGACGCACAACCTCATCACCATGATGGAGATACGGATAAAGAGCTTGGAGAGGGAGAACGAAGACCTACGTCAACTCTTAACTAACCAAAATAACTAACTAACCACTACGCTGCTATGTCACAGTTCCTACAGGAGTTCGAACCGGCGCTCCAGGCCGGGGCGCTCATCAAGGCGGCGAACATTGAGTCTTCTGCGGTAACGACCGCGAAGATTAACGCGCTCGCCGTCACCGGGGCGAAGCTATCGACCGGCACCGGCTACTTCACCGTCGCCGCCGACACGAACGGGACGACCGCCGTATCCGTCTTCGGTGCATCCGGCCTCTCGGTCGCCGTCACCATCACCGGCGTGTTCCTGGTGTCCCAGGACACGACCGCCGGGAACATCACCGTGGAGAACCCAGCCTCGACCGTCGTCTGCACCATCGCCAAGGGCACCGCAGCGGCGGCGCTGGTCGGCGCGACGACCCTGGCGAACACGACGGTTGCAGCCGGGACGAACCTCGTCGTGGACTCATCCTCGGCGGGCAACGCCCGGGTGTTCATCACCTTCACGGTAGCCTAAGCAGAACCTAAACAACGGAAACACTATGTCCAAGATTACAGGGACGATGCAGATTGCCGCCCAGGACCTGTTCGTCGAGAGCTCGACGGCGCAGCACGAGGTCGGAACAATCGCCTACCTGTCCGACGGCCGAACGGCTGTCTACGTCAAGGCCGGCGGCACCGCGCTGGTGCCCGGCAAGCTCCAGCAGGGGCCGGCGGTTGTCGCCAACCACCAGAACATCGCCGTCGCCGCGGCAGCAGCCATCGGCGCTACGTCGGTAACGGTGACGCTCGGCGCTACGGCGGCGACCGCCAACCAGTACGCGGGTGGGTTCCTATCCATCAACGACGCGACCGGCGAGGGCTACGTCTACCGCGTCGCCAGCCACCCGGCTGCCGACGCCTCGGCCGCCCTCGTGGTGAAGCTGGAGGACCCAATCCTCGTGGCGCTCACGACCTCCTCGGAGGCGTCGCTGACCGCCAACCCGTACAACGGCGTCATCGTCAATCCGACGACGCCCACCGGCAAGCCGGTCGGGTTCCCGGTCAAGGCGATAACGGCCTCGTACTTCGGGTGGATTATCAAGTCCGGCCTGACCCCGGCGCTCGCCGACGGCGCAATCACCGTCGGCCTCGGCATCGCGCCGAGCCAGTCGGTCGCCGGAGCGGTCAAGGCGACGGCGACGACCCTCGACAACATCGGCTCCGCGTACCAGGCGGGCGTGGACACCGAGTNNGCCCTCCCCGATTCTCACGTCGGAGAGGGGGGAGGGAGGGTGAAAACAGAAACAAAAACTCTCACCAACCGTAACCGAAAACGTATGCCAGAAGGATTGCTAATCTTCACCAACACGTCAGCCGAGGCGTTCACCTACCCGTACGCCGGGGTGCCCCACAGCTTCGCGCCGGGCCAGTCCCGGCTGCTGGAGGCGTTCAAGGCTGCCCACTTCGCCAAGCACCTCGCCGATAGGGAGATGCAGCGCGAGGGCAAGCAGACTATCGAGGAGCACGTCCAGGAGCGGATGAAGGAGTACCTGACCGAGCCGAGCTCGATGGCTCCCGAGGCCTCCGCCCCCGAGGTATCCCCCGAGATTGAGGCGAAGGTAGAGTCTGCCGCCGCCGCTGCGCAGGCCGAGGGCGAGAGTCCGAAGCCGAAGGGGAAGAAGAAGCTAGCCCCCGTAGAGTAGGCCTATGCAGACCATCACCCCGAAGGACAAGGCCAACACCCCGGCCATCCTCACCCCGACCACCGGGGACACGGTGATTACGGCGAACCAGTCCCGGGTCGGCTGGATGGTTCAGAACGTCGGCACCAACCCGATATTCCTCCGGCTCGGGGCGGCGGCTACCACCTCCGTCTTCCACCTCATCCTCAAGGGCGGTACGGGCGACAGCGACGGCCTGGGGGCGTCCTACTCGCAGATGGAGGGCGTCGTGTACCGCGGGGCGGTATCCGTCGCCGGGACCTCCCCGAAGGTCGTCGTCACCGAGTTCACCGACTAGCCTATGTCCAACATGGTAGTCCCCGAGGCGGACGTGAAGGTTCCCGAGAAGCTGCGTGAAGCGGAGGAGGCTGCGCGCGGGAAGGTTACGCTCATGGAGGCGGAGTTCGCCCGCCTCGCCCGCCTGGTGTCCCAGCAGAAGGCCGAGCTATCCAAGCTTTCTGGAGAGATTTCAGATTCCGCCAAGCAGCTGTCAGACCTACAGGCGGAGCACGGCTCGCTGCTGAGGGAGCGCGAGTCTCTGCTGTCCCAGGTAGCCGAGGCCAAGTCAAGCCTGTCGGAAATGGCAGAATCGGCGAGGAAGGTATCGGAGGCTTCCGAGGCCCGTGAGCTAGAGCTTTCCCGCAGGGAGTCGGCAGCCGCATCACTGGAGTCTTCGCTGTCCGAGCGCTCGTCTGACCTAGATGCCAGGGAGTCTATCCTCCGCGAGCAGGAGGCCGCCCACCGCGCGAAGGTGGAGCGCATAAGCTCCGCCCTATCCCAGTAGGATGTCTAACTACAGCCCCGGACTCATCGACGACTCGGCCACCCTCGGGGGGCTGGCGACCGAGGCTACCCAGCTCTCGAACTCGGTGTACCTGGCGCAGATTTCCTCCAATACGGGGGACACCGAGAGCATCCTCACGAACAACCTCGCATCCGCATCGGTGGCGAACGCCACGGCCGCGGACACGAACCTGCTCCAGGGCGGCGGGGTGGCGGCATCGTCTCCAGCCACGACGACCGACGGAAGCTCCTACATCTTCCGGCTCAACAAGTACGGGGCGCAGTACGTCGTCCAGCTCGACGCCAACGGGCAGGCGTGGCGGATGTACAAGGAGGGCTCTGACTCGCTCTCCGGCATTCAGAGCCAGACCGCCATGGCGTTCCAGGACGGCTCCGGGCGTGGGGTATTCCCCCGGAACCCCGTCCTCCTCGAGGATGCCGCCCACGCATCCGGCGACCCGCTCATCATGGCCGGGGCACGGAGGATACAGACCCTCGCCCCGTCATCGGGTAGCAACCTCGACAACTCCGTGTTGAACGAGGACGAGAACGGAGCTCTGTACATAAACCCAGAGGCGACCATCTGGGGCCGGAGCGACACCTTCACGACCACGGCGAACGGCACCACCGTGAACGCCTCGATGTC